CTTGCAGAAACGCCATAAAGCGTTGAACTTCTGCGCATACGAGTAATCTGCGCAGAACGGATAGTAATGTATTCGTTTATGGTTTCCTCATTCAGTCCTCTCGGTCTGTTGAGCAAATCACGAATTTGACTTACTGTTGGATTTGTTATTGCCACTTTTCTTCACCTTTGCACTGCTTGACTTCTTTGGTGTAGCCTTTTCAACCTTTGGTTTTTCAACCTTTGGTTCTTCAAAAGACTCTGTCTTAGGAACATCAATGAGAACATGCTTATCGGAATCATATTCGGCTCGGCCAAGAGGCCACATTGCGCCAGTTTTCATAATTTTACGAGCAAATTCACTTGCAGGAACAAAAATTACTGTCCCAAGAGGGATTTTAACAGGTAAATTTTGTTGCGCAAAGTTACGAGACTTAATTCTTCGGAATAAAAACCCTAAAGAACAGTCCCAATTATTAAAACGGTGCATCATTGCATCAAAAGAGTCTTCTTCGGGGAGAGGAATGCCTTTATCCTTCAATGCTTTTGCTACTGCGCCCTTACTCTTCATTCTTAACCACCTCTTCAATTATTTTTGCAATAGGTTTATCATCTTTCTTAGGGAAAGACGGTTTTTTAGCCTTTGGTTTGGATTTCGGTTTAGAGAAACCATCGCAAAGGTCTTGAACTGCCCTTCTGCTTGTTTCGGCAGAAATTAAATCCGCTTCATCAGCAGACAAAGAGCGACCAAGACGCTTTTCAGCGTATTTGCAGAGAAATTCGCTTCTATTAGACAACCTTAATCACCGCCTCAAGCAGTGATGTTTGTAATCTTACAAATACGGTTGTTCTTTCCGCTTGCCGCACCATCTTGCATTTCGTGAACGATACAAGCCATGTAGCCTGTTAGCATCCAATCATAACCAACGCCCGGAATACGGGTTAATTCAGTTTCCATGAAACCGTCTCCGTTGTATTGAAGGAACTCTGCTGTCTCTGCGCCCGGAATTAAGAGCAATGCTGTGTCAGCAAGTAGTGCGTCTCGGCTGTAATAAACAGTGAGGTTAGCCATGCGACCCAAATGCTCTTGAAGGGATTCAACAACATTTCCGTAAAGAGTAGTGTTCAAAAGAACATTGCGATGAGACGAAGGAACGATTAGAGCCATTGGCTCGTCACCGGAAACACGACCATTTGCAAAGACTTTATCCATTGCAGTTAGAATGTTTCCTTCTGCATCACCTGCGGCAATATCCCATTCTGCGCCCCCGCCTACTGCAAGGGACTGTCCTGCGCCTGCTATTAGGGCAGTAATGATAAGGTTATCAATTACACTTGCTCTGTTACGAACAATTGCCATTTGTTGCCTGTCAAGGTTCTCAAATGTTTCACCACGAAGTAATGTTGAGTCAAGGAAGATACAACGACCTTGTCCCTTCTTCAAGTGAACGGAGTAGTTTGCAGTCCCAATCTTGGTCGGGTCTGTTACTGCGTTATCTGCAAGAGGGTAAGTAAATGTTCCTTCTGCACCAGTATAAAAGGTGAACTCAAGGTAAGGGACACTACGGACTCCAACGACTTGCGCACCGACTGAAATAGTGGTGGATTGTAACTCAATAAAGTCACGAAGAGTTTGTTCAAGGACTGCGTCTGCTTGACCGAATGGGCCAGTAGCCGCTTCAATTGTTAGTATTTGTTCTAATGTTTCGTTAGCCATGTTATTCATCTCCATTTTTTTTAGTTTCAGTTAGCCGAACCTACGCCGGTCATAACAGGAATTAAATCGCCTACTGCACCGCCGGTTGCGCCTTCACCGATATACATACCGATGATTTTACCAGCAGTTGAACCGCCGGAGTCGTCGCCATCAGCAACAAGTCCGGAGTTATCTGCATATACAGGAAGTCCAGTAGTCCAAGTTTGAGAAGCCTTTGAAGCAATCATCATAACTCCGCCAAGTGGTCGGAATGATACTGTTGCACCTGCGGCTGTTACAAGTCCGCTTGAGTCACGCTCGGATTCATCAGCAGAGACACCGATAACGGTTTCTCCCCATGTTACCAAGTCAAGAGTATTGCTTGTTCCATCCATAGTTAGCAAATAGCCTGCGCCACTTACTGTTGTTCCAGTCTTCAAAATTGCGCTTCGCACTTCTTCTTTGTTCGTCATCATTCTCACCTTAAATTAGATTCTTGCTTCGTGCCTCTTCAAAAGTTGGCGCACCGGAACTTTGTCGTTCACTTGCTGACAGGGTTTGATTCCAAGCGCCAGCCCATGCGTTCCATGCTTTAGCATAGAGGGAAACGGGGGTCTTAACCAATTTACGGTTAAGGTAGTTTGCGACTACTTCTTCGGATTCAACCGAAGTCTTGACAGTAGCCTCAACATTAGATGCAACCGGAGTCATTTCTTTGACTGGGGTTACTTCAATAGGCTTTACTGCTTCAAATGAAGCCATGATTGTTGAAATGGTTTCTGCTGAAAGGTCTGCAACACCTGCAATACCCATTTCTGTTGCTTTCTCAACAAGAGAAAGGCGAGCATTTTCTGCGTGAGCCTCTTCTGCAACCTTGATTGCGTTAAGTTGCTCATCACGCTCTGCAAGAGAAGCCTTTAGTGCTTCAATTTCTGCGGCGTAATCGGGAGTAGTAACTTCTTCTGTTGCTTCTGCAATCTCTTCTAAGACAGGGGTTTCAATAACCTCTTCTTCGGATGCGACAATAATTTCTTCATCGGACATAACATTACACTCCTTTGCGATATTCGGAACAGAATGCGGCTGACTATTAAAGGATTCTGACGATTCTGCTAAATTAACCCTTTGGATGCTCTCAATCCTTGCGCCGGAATATGCAGGTCTATGAACAATAGCCAAATGGTCTAATTCAAAGTCTGTTTCAAACCTCATAATGTATGTCCCATCCTCCGATTCAATCATTTCATCGGGAATACCCATACCTCCGATTGAGACACCATAACCTTCTCTAAGCCATAGTCCGGATTCAAGCGCCTCAAACAATTCACTTCTATGAACTTCTGCCTTGAAGCGAACCTCCCAGTCTCCGCCAATTTTATCAACGGTTGTAGCCTCTGTGATAAAACCGACCACTGCTTCATCAACGCCACCATCCATATTACGGGTGAATCGGCCATTTTCGGATTTAGGATGATTTAATGTTAAATCTGCACCCACCATTTGCGATACTGCAAGGCTTGCGCCTGCTCTTGTTAATTCCCAACCATTCTTATTTACACCTTGATGAAATGCTACTCCGGATATTGAAATAATGTATTCTCCGGTATCTGCTTGCATAACCACATCATCAACGGTTATATCAATATCAATTTCAAATGCGACTTTGACACATTTGCCATCACGCAATTCTTCATCTATTCCGCACGAATTATATGCGCTCTCAATAACTTCTTCGTATGTAGCGTGAGAGTCGCAAGGCATAAAAAGTGTTTTACCTTCAACCTCCATAGTGTGAAATCCTTCACAACCTAATTCTTTTGAGACCTTTAGTGCCTCTTCCTTAGTAGCATATTGATAAGAATTAGTCTCGGCTTTAATATCGTTACAAGCGCACCCGCCACAATTACAATCACCCATAGTATTTCTATGGGTGGGTTTTGTTTTATTAACTTACTTACAAATCTAAACGAGAATGAATTGCGTGCCGGTGAATACAATACTAATAATTCCAATTCCGGTCATCATAACCCTGCGGATTAAATCAAACCCTTCCTTGAGAACTTGATTTTGAATTTTTAACTCTCCTTCAAGTCCAGCGAGTCTTGAATCAGTTTTACCTTGCGATTTCACAATCTGCGCAGAAAGTTGCTTCAAATCCCGAACATCTTCCTCCACTGCGTCAATTCTAAAGCCCATTACATCTGTATCTGTCATCACATTTCACCTTCTCTTGGCAAGTCTTCGTCTTCATCTCTCGGTTCTTCGGTTTCCTCTTCGGGAGTTTCCGTTTCTTCGGGTGTTGAAGGGGTTATTGAATCTTCTTTGCGCACATCACCCTCTTCTTCGGGAGGCAATGATACAATGTCAAGTGATTGATTTAGAGAAAGCAGACCTGCGCCATAACCTAATGTTGCTCTGCGCATTTTGTCAAGGCGTGTTTCCTCATCCACTGGCTCAAATGTCAAAACCGGCAAGTCTCTTACTGCGTGGTCTATTCCTAATAAGTCTAAGTGCGCACTAAATAGTGCGTTCACTGATTGCTTGAGAATGGTTTGTATTCTGCGTATCGCATTGCTCGCCCAAAGGTTTGCAGTGTATGATGCGGCGAATGTTGAGCCTTTCTCTTGTCCTGCGGCTGTGCGTGGCACTTGTAATACTGCCGCAATGTCTGCATTTACATTATCAAGGAATCCGGAACTATCCGGCAAAGCGGTTCTTTGGTCTATGTGTTTAATTTGAACATAGTCGGGGAATATAGGGACTTGGTCGCCACGCAAAGACTCCATAGTGCTAATAACTTGATTCATAATGTATAGCAAACGCTCTCTTTGCTCATCGG